GGCGTCTCGGAGTACACGATCTCCCGCGCGGCCGCCGGCGGGCGCGTGATGCGGGCCAGCCGAGCGGCAATTCAAGCCGGCCTCCAGCGGGCCCCCAAGGAGTCATCGTGAATCCCGGGCGAACCGCCACGATCCGCGGAGCACGGCAGGGCGGGGACGGCGTCCTCTACGAGGCGCATCGGCGGGTAAAGCGGGGGGGGGTAATTTCCGGTCGCGGCGACCGGTAATGCGACGCAGCGAATGAATCCAGCTACACAGGTAGTGCCGGAGGTCGACCAATAGGCTGACTGTACCGAGCCGGGTGCGGAGCCACGGAGGCTGGCTGCCATCCGGGGAGGCGACGCGGGGACGAACCGCGGAGGCTCCCGGAGACGTGGGAGGGCGCACCCCCTCGCAGAGTAGCGCTCGCGTCCAGCATAGACGCTCCGATACGCGCCGGCCCACCACGATGGGCGCCGGGGAGGAGAGGTCACGGGGATACCCACCACACCAGAGGCCTCTGGATGCCACCGCCCTGCTCGCCCCACGGGGAGCAGGTCACGAAGCGAAGGTGGATAGAGGGATCTAGCCAGACCTACGCCCGCACGGCGCGCCGACACGTAGGACCTTGGACTACACCCTGTTTTTCGGCGAAAAAGTGGAGTACCGGACAGGGATGGTCCGCACGTTCCGGTACATCGTCCCGGCGACCACGGTCGAGGAGGCCCTGGACCACTGCGAGGCCGACTGCGTGGCGTGCGGGGTGCTGGAGAGGGGACCCGACGGTCTGGTGAGGGGGGCGGTCGAGCTGACCGGGGCCGAGGCGGACGGGATGGTCACCGCGTACCCGGAGGTCAGCCAGTGAGGCTGGAGCAGGGAGAGAGCAGGGCGCCCCTGGCGACTGGCGAGGCGACGTCCGTGCCCCCGGTGGTCCCGAGCCTGCCTGCGGCCCGGCTCGAGCTGGCCCGACGGAGGCAGGAGCGGCAGGACCTGATCGCGCTCCTGCGCAAGCTGGTCATCCGCCAGCCCGGGAACCTGCTCCGCTGCCGGGACCTGCGGCGCATGCTGGCGCTGCACCTGGGCGCGGTGCCCCGGCTGACGGAGCTGGGGCAGGCCATGAGCGCCGTCGGGGCGGCGTACGAGAAGCGCGAGCGCGTGCGCGGCTGGCGCGGCGTGGCCCTGGTGGCGTCGCCCGACCGGGCGCGGCGGCACGTGGTGGCCGCCTGGGAGAAGAAGCTGGCCGCCGAGGGGCTGGGGCTCGTGAAGCCCGAGTACAACGGGAACCTGGGCGGAGCCAGCGACCGTGTCCAGAGGCGGGAGGTGCGGGGACTGGCGTCGGAGCTGCGAAGGCCGGCCGTGTGGAAGGCGCAGCAGATGGCGATCCGTGCGCAGGTGTCATCGGCGCTGTTCAGCGCGGCGCGAGCGTACCTGTGGGAGACGCGGTGGGACCGCTTCGCGCCGAGGGAGCGGGAGATCTGGGAGCTGTGGGCGCTCGAAGGCATGCCCGTGAGGGATATCGGCGAGCGGATGGGCGTGGCCAAGAGCACCGTGCAGGACGCAATCGCCCGCCACAAGGCGCGCGCCGGCCTGCTGGGACGCTGACCGGACGTCCTACAAAGAGCAGAGGGAGGGCCTCCCCTCGCGTTGAAGCCATGGCCCGACGAAAGCGCACGCCTCCGCCCCCCGTCGTCATCGACGACAGCCCCGCCGATCCGGACGAGCTCCTGGACGAGGCGGCGTCGCTCATGCGGGCCGAGCTGCAGGCGCTGGGACGGGCGCAGAGGGCCGCCCCGGGCGGTCGCCTCACGGACGAGGACTTCAGGCGGTTCATGGCGCTGACAGATCGGCTAGCGGACCTTGGGCGCGCGAGCGCGGATGCCTTCCGCGCGGAGCTGCGCCAGGCCCGCCGCATGAGCGAGTCTGCTCTGGAGGCCCTTGACGAGGGCATGGACGCCGCGACCAGGGAGGAGTGCAATGTCAGCTGAGACGTACGGCCCCGAGGCGCACGACCTGGAGGCGGCGAGCGCCTGGCGGTCCGACCGCGGCGTGACCGTGGTCGACGAGATGGCGGCGTACCACGCGCGGCCGGTCGGCCCGATGGTCGCGGTCGCACTGGAGCTGGTCGGGAGCGATGCCAGCTGACTTCGACTTGCAGGCGTTCGACCCGGAGGCCCACGGGGGCCTCGTCTACGGGGACTTCCTGTCCTCGCTGCGGTCGCACTGGCCATGGCGGGAGATCCCAGGCTGGCGCCTGCGCGAGCGGCTGGTGCGCGAGCTGGCGCGCCCGGGGACCGTGGCCTACGTCATCAGCCCCAAGGGCATGCCCGGCAAGCTCATCGGCGCCATCGCCGCCCGGCCGCACGAGCGCGTGATCGTGTGGGCCTGCGTGCGGCACCATTACCGGCGGATGGGCGTGGCCACCAGCGCAGCCGAGGCACTCGGCATCGACTTCGCCCCCGGCGGCAATCCCGCCCCGGTCGGGCTGGTCTTCTGGACCTACGCAGCGGCGCGGATCGTGGCGCGCGGCAGCGGATACCTGCTCTTCCACGACTGCAGGGAGTTCGACGATGACGATGGTGAAGCTTCGACGAGTCGAGTTCAGGGCGAGCGTCCACGGCCCCCACGGGACGCTCAAGGAGATCCGGGGCAGTGAGGACGTCCCCGCGCAGGGCTCGCCGTCCAGGGTCATCGAGGACCTGTGTCTCGTCGACGGCGTGGTCTGGGCCGGCGACGTCGGCTATCCGCAGGACCTGGCGAGCAGACTCGAGCGAGAGCCGGTGACCCATGCTGAGGCAGGCGCGGGCTCTGGCGGTCAGGCTCGAGCTGGCGAGGCGAAGGGCCGGCGCGGCGAACGAGCCGACGTTTGACCCCACTGCCCCGAAGTTCGGGGCCTACGACGCCGAGGCGGCGTTCTTGCGCGACCGTGCGAGCCGGCGCGCCGCCTGCACCACCCGCCGCGCGGGCAAGACCTCGGCTTTTGCGCTCGGCATCCTCGACGACAGCTGGCGCAGCCCGGATGCCACCGTCTACTACCTGAACGAAACCCGCGACCGGGCCAAGGGCACCTTCTGGGAGGTGCTCAAGGCCGTCGCGGAGGCGGCGGACCTGCCCTACGTCGCGAACGAGGCGGACCTAACCCTCAAGGGCCCTCGCAACCGCTGGATTCGGCTGGGCGGCGGCGACAGCAAGCGGCACGTGAACCGGGTCAAGGGCAAGCTGCCGCCCATCGCCTCGCTCTACGTGGACGAGGCCCAGGACTGGCGCGACGAGCTTTTGCGGCACCTGCTGTCCGAGGTGGTGCCGGCGGCGCTGGCCGACCGGGAGGGGCGCTTGACCGTGGGCGGCGTCCCGGGGCCCGTGCCTGACCCCGAGGTGTCCCTGTGGTACGCCATCACGCAGAACCAGGCCTGGAGCCAGCACGGGACGTCCACCGGGCTGACGATGTGGCGGAACCCGCACGTCAGGAACCCCCAGAGGGCGCTCGCGGATGCCTGCAGTGACCTGCACGTCACCGAGGACGATCCGACCATCCAGCGGGAGTTCTTCGGGCGCTGGGTGCTCGACCGGGCCGCGCTCATGTTCGGGGACCTCGACCGGGAGGCGAACGTCTACGCCGAGCTGCCCCGCTCGGACCGCTGGGCCTACACGTCGGGCGCCGACTTCGGCCTGCGGGACCTCAACGCCCTCCAGATTCTGGGGTGGGCCCGCGATGTCGACCCGCGCCTGTTCGCCATCCGCAACCGAGCCTGGGCCTGCGGCCCCACCGACGCGGCGAAGTTCATGGCCCACGAGATCCGGAGCATCGGCCGGGGCTACCTCGGCGGCGTGGGCGATCCGGCTGGCGGAGGCGCTGGTGTCATGGACGACATCGCCAGCAAGGAAGGCGTGCAGATGGAGGCGACGCAGAAGAGCGACAAGGAGTTCTGGGCACGCATCGTCGCCAACGTCATCCGCAACCGCGAGCTGGTCTTCGCCCGGGACGACGTCGAGACCGAGGCGCTCTTCCGGGACCTGCTGCGCGTCCAGCGCGACCCGCGCACGGGCAGGCTCAGGGGCCACACCCCGGACCGGGTCGACGCGCTCATCTACGCCGTGCGCAGCGCCTGGCCGCACTGGAGCTTCCGCCCGCCGGGGCCGCCCGACGGGGATACCGAGCATGCGCGCCTGTTTGCCAAGGCCGCCGCGGCGTAATGGAGCCCCGGACATCCTACAAAAAGCAGGATGACCCCCGCCGAGATCGTGCAGCTGGTCCGTGATCTCAAGGCCATGGGCGTCCGGTCGTTCAAGGGCCAGGGCATAGAGTTCGAGGCGACGGGCGCCCCCGAGACGCCCGTCGTCTCACGGGGTGCGACCTACATCGAGGGCCTCGGCGCCGTGGACCCTGACCTGTTCGGCGGTGAACAGTGAGCACCCGCGTCCCGCACTGGTCGGTCGACCAGGAGAAGGTCGCCTACTGGTCGGAGCGGTTCCAGGCCGCCCACGCCGCCCGCGTGGCCACGGAGCGCGCCCTGGTGGCGCTCTACCACCAGCGGCCGCTCGTCCCCAGGCGCGACCAGGCAGGCCCTGCTGCCCGCGCCGCGCTCGCCGCTGTGGAGGAGATGAGGGGGAGCACCTTCAGCCTCATTCGCGAGGTCATCGACGCCGCCCGGCCCCAGATCTGCAACCCGCCCTCGGTGCGCGCGCAGCCGGTGGGCGAGACGTTCCGGGTCCAGCGGGGCTCCGTGCTCATGGGGCGGTTTCTGCAGGGCGTGTTCCACGCCTCCGACATGGACCGGCTGGCGACCCGCGCCTGGGGCACGTCCACGGCGTGCACGGTGGGCGCGATCCTGTGGGAGGTCTGCCGCGACAGCGCCATCCGGGGCCGCTGGTGGAACCCTCATCACCTGTGGTGGGACGAGGGCGACGAGAAGGACCCGGTCGAGCTCCACGCCGCCGAGGGGGTGAGCGAACGGCAGCTGCTCGCGGACTACCCGGAGCACGCCAGCGACATCCTGGCGGCGCCGCTGTGGAAGACCACCGACGAAGCGCGGATCCGCTGGAACGCGACGGTCTACGACCGGCGCGAGGTGGTGCACTCGTGGTGCCTGCCCGTGGGCAAGACCCCAGGCCGCTACATCAAGCGCTGCGGCAAGGCCATCTTGGAGGGCCGCAAGTGGGAGCTGCCGCGCCTGCCGGTCGCGTTCATCCGCTGGCAGGACGACTGGAATACTACGGCGGGGACGCCGCTGGCCCAGCTCCTCCTGGGGCACCAGACCTGGGACAACAAGCTCGTGCGCATCATGGTGGAGGCGTCGCGCGCCGCCGTGCCTCGGATCATCGAGCACGAGCTGGCCGAGTCGACCATCACCGGCGACACGCCGCTGGCCAAGGTCCTGTACCGGGGCCAGATCGCGCCCAAGATCGAGGCGCCACAGGTGATACCTCCTGACCTGCCCGTCCTGCGGCAGATGATCCGCGAGAACGCCTTCGGCCTGGCCGGCGTGAACCAGGGCGCCGCAGCCGGCATGCGCCCCAACGGCGTCAACAGCGCCCCGGCGCAGCGGGAGTGGCGAGAGTTCGTCAGCCAGCGGCTATCCGACCAGATTCGGCGCTTCGAGGCGCTCTACCAGGACAGCGCCCGCATCGTGCTCATGCTGGCCGAGGACGCCTACAAGAATCGGGACGCGGTCGTGCGGGCCCCCGGCACGAGGCTGCTGCGAGAAGTCCGCTGGAAGGATATCGGCCTCAAGGAGTCGGAAATCTCCCTGCTCGTGACGACGTCGAGCGCTCTGCCGCAGTCGGTGGCGGGACGACTGGAGTTCGTCGCCGAGGCGCTCAAGCTCGTAGACCAGGCCGGCAAGCCTCTCATCAACGCCCGGGACGGGCTGTCCATGCTGCGCCTGCCCGACACGGAGAGCATGACCGACAACGCCACGGCCCCGGTGGACCTGGCGAAACGGCAGGTAGAGTCCGCCCTGGTCGACGGCGTCTACATCCCGCCGGACCCGGTGCAGCCGCTGGATGACCTGTACGAGTACGCCTCTCGCGAGCTCATGCGCGCGCAGGTCAACGAGAGCTGGCCCGAGGAGAACCTGGAGCTGTGCCGGCGCCTCGTGGCGCACACGAAGATGCTCATCGCGAAGCGGGACGGCGCCGCTGCCCCCGCGCCCACGAGCCAGCAGGCGGCCGCCACCGAGACTGCCGCCCCCACCCAAGGAGCCGCCCCCGCGGCGTAGGAACCCCCGTGTCGAAGCGAACCAAGAAGCCCGCGCCCGAGGCCGTGACGCCAGAGAACTCGCCCGAGGGAATTACCGGGCAGGCCGAGGCCGCCAACGTCGCCGCCGAGGCCGCGCCGGCTGCGGTGTTCGTCGCGGTCGACATCGACCGCACCGAGCTGGCCGCGCTCCTGCGCGAGGTCGCCGCCGCCCATCCGGACCCCGTCAGCGGCATCGGCAGCAAGGCCCGCCGCCTGCTCGCGAGGCTCGGCGACTGCTGAGCGCCCGTTCGTCCGCGTCCTGCCCGTTCCTCACCGCCATCGAAGCCGAGGAGACCACATGTCAGACCCGACCGCGCCCGCCGCACCGGCGGCGCCTGCCGCATCGAGCGCCCCCGCTGCCCCTGCCGCGCCTGTCGTAGACCCAAAAGCCGCGGCCCAGGCCAAGGGGCGGGAGATCTTGGCCGCCAAGGGGCTCATGAAGGTGCCGCCCGCTGGAGCGGGGGCGCCCTCCAGGCCGACCGCCCCGGCGAAGGACAGCGGCGCGAGCGACGCCGCGGCATCTTCCGGCGCCTCCGCCGCCCCGGTCGAGGCTGACACCGAGCTGGCCAAGCGGCTCGCCCGCATCGCCCGCGGCGAGGAGGACGTCAAGACCCGCGAAGCCAGGGTGAAGGAGGCCGAGAGCGACCTGGCCAAGATCCGGGCGTTCTACGAGGCCAGGACCAAGGGCGGGCGCGTCGCCGCGCTCAAGGCGCTCTTCGACTCCGAGGAGATCACCGGCGCCCTGTACCAGGAGCTGACCGATGAGGTGTTGGCAAGCGCCAAGCCGGAGAGCGAAGACGACAGGCTGCGCCGCCGCGTGCAGGAGGAGGTGGACCGGCGGGAGAAGGAGAAGGCCGAGGCCGCCGCGAAGGCGCGGGAGGCCGCCGGCAACGAGCGGGTGCAGAGCTACCTGCGCACGGTGGGCGCGACGCTTAACGCAGAGCCGGAGCGATGGCCGCTCGTGGCCCGCTTCGGAGTGGCCTCACCGGACATCCTACGGAGAGCAGAGGAGTACTACCGAGAGAAGGGCGTCGCCCCCTCGCAAGAGGAGGTCCTCGACCACTTCGAGCGGAAAATCTCCTCCGAAGTCGAAGCCACCGGCAAATACGCCCCGAAGACGGTCGAAGCGCAGCGGCAGGGCGGAACCACCACCCCCCCCAACAGCAACAGGCGGGCGGGGCGCAGCGACGCGGGCGAGATGCCCGGCATGGACGCTCCCTACTCGGAGCGCGCAGCCGCCATCAAGCGCCGTTTCCTTCGGTCGTAGGCATCCCGGGACGCCACGGCCGAGCGCTCCAGTCCGCTCGACCGAGGTGACCCATGGGAGCAGATCTAACGGCGGTCTCCGCCGCCCTCATCGAGAACGTCAACGAGAACGCGGCCAAGATCCTCTGGGACGACGAGCAGATCGATCCGCTGCTCGGCATCCTCGAGAAGCGGCAGGCGGCCAAGAGCTTCGGCCGCAAGTTCGTGCAGCCGATCCACTACGGAGACGGCTCGTCCGTCGGCTTCGGCGCCTTCGCCGACATCCAGGCCAAGAGCCAGGGGTCGACGTTCGGCAGCCGCAACGCCTACAGCCGATGGGAGGTGCCGCACGCCACCCTGAACGCGACGGCGCAGTGGGATCGCGACGTCATCCACGAGTGCCAGAGCGAAACGGACCTCTTCGACCTGGCGGACGCCGAGATGCAGGGGCGCATGCGGTCCGCTCGCCGCCGCATCTCGATCCACGCCTGGGGCGACGGCACCGGGGCGCTCTGTCGCATCAGCGCGCGCACGGCGACCACGTTCACCGTCCCCACCTGGGCCGTCAACCGCCTCAGCAAGGGCGACGACGTCACCTTCGCGGCGGCGGCGGACACGGGCAACACCCGCAACGGGTACGCCGAGGTGGACCAAATCAACGAGGACACCGGCGTCGTCACCTGTGTCAATATCACGGGCGGTGACCTGACCTCGTTCAGCGTGACGGCGAACGACTTCCTGTTCTACCGGCTGGACGCCAAGGAGAACACGGCCAACAGCAACGCCCGGGTGATGATGGGCTTCGGCGGATGGGTCCCCGGAGCGGCCCCCGGCCCGACGTCCTTCATGTCGGTCAACCGCCAGGGCGTCTGGCAGCTCGGCGGCCTCCGCGACACCACGTCGGGCCTGGCCATCAAGACCAAGCTGCTCCGCATGGCCAACAAGCTCTTCCAATTCGGCGGCGTGAAGGTCACGCACGCCTTTTTGAACGTGGAGGACTACACCACCCTGAGCGACGCGCTCGACACGGCCGGAAAGAGCATCCGCATCGACGCGCGGGAGTTCAAGGTGGCCTTCGACGGCATCGCCATCACCGGCGCGATGTGCGGCGAAATCAAGGTGCTCGCGCACCCGTACGCGCCCAAGAGCGAGTGCCTCATGGGCGACTTCAAGACCCCCGAGGCGGCTTACCTGGTTCACCCGGGCAAGCTCATCAACCTGGACGACCACGACGGCAACGTGTTCCTCCGGGCGACGAACGCCGCCGCCTACGAGGCGCGTATGTACGCCATCCTGAACCTGGTCGTCGGGGCGCCCGGGCGGTTCATCAAGGGCACCAACGTCGGCGTGTAATGTAGCCGGCACGACCGAGGGGCGCGGTGCTCGAGTGGGCGCCGCGCCCTTTGGCGCAACGAGGAAAGGACCAGACATGATGATCGCGGTCATCGGCGGCAAGGCCAAGGGCGACAAGGACAAGGACGAGCCGATCTCGCGCATCGGCGGCTATGACCGCGGGCGCTACGAGGAGCGCGACGAGGACGAGGGGGAGACCCACGTCAGCCGCGAGGAGGCCTGCGTCGAGGCCTGCCGGGCGGCGATCCGGGCCTTCAAGCTGGGCGACGCCAAGGCGCTGCACGAGGCGCTGAGCGCGCGCGACGAGGCCCTGGGGCGCTGACCCATGACCCTCGCGGAGATGGTGGCAGACGTCCGGGCGGCGACCGACCAGGACGCAAGCGGGCAGGTGCCCCCCGACGCCTATCGCCGGTGGATTGACCAGGAGTACCAGGCCGTGCGGCGCCTGCTCGGCAGTCTCATCCCGTCGCTGTACCTGGCGCGGGTGTCGTTCACCATCGCCACCGGCAACACCTGGGCCATCACCCCGCCGCTGTGGGGGCGGCTGCACCTGCTCGAGCGCGACAACGGCCCGGGCAACTACGTGGCCCTGGCGGCGGCCAACCCACTCGACCCCGAGCGCATCCCCTGGCGCTACGTCCAGGCGGTGCTCGAGCGGGGCAACGTGCTCGAGATCTATCCCGAGCTGACCGCGGCCGGGAACTACCGCGCGACCTACATCGCCCAGCCGGCCCGCCTGGCGGTGGACGGCTCGGCCGACGGGACCGTGGTGGACGTCCCGCCGGAGTTCGACCGGGTCATCGCCGAGCGCGTAGCCGCGCGCGTGCGCGTCCGGGTCGAGGAGGACCCCGCGCCGCACATCAGGGCCGCCGAGGAGGCCCTGCGCGAGGGCAAGTGGTACCTGCGGCGTCGATACGGCGTCATGGCTGAGGCCGGCATCCTGGAGGGGCGCTGAAGTGTCTGACCGCGCCTTCAGGATCCAGCCGACGGCGAGCCTGTTCGAGGTGCAGCAGGAGATCGCCCGGTGGTCACGCCTCATCGGCCCACTGGCGTTCTGCCGGCGACTGGAAGGCGTCACCGTGCAGACGACTCAGACGGCAATCCCGCACGGCCTGGGGTACGCGCCCCGGGAGGTACTGGTCACGCTGGGGGAGACCGCCGGTGTGATCCAGACCGCCGCGCCCGATGCCACGAACGTCTACCTGCGCAACACCGGCGCTGCCGCCATCACCTGCAACCTGGCGGTGGGCTGATGGCAGCGCTGGTGAAGGCCCCGGTCCTCCTCGACTTCAAGCCCGTCGACCGCAAGCGGGGCGCGCGGCACCACGTGCCCGGGCGCCTGGTTGCCGCCTTCGACGTCGAGCAGACGGGGGAGGAGAAGGTCTTCGAGAAGCGACCAGGGATCTCGCAGCTGGAGCTCGCGCCGAACTCTGGCGTGCTCGCCAGCGGACAGGGGCTCGCCGAGGTCGGCGGCTCCGCGGTGGTCCGCACCGATGACACCGTGTTCCTGCAGGAAGGGGCCACGGCGCGGAACCTCGGCAAGCTGTCCCGCGCCTACGTCTCAGACCGCTTCGCGGCGCCCAGTAGCTACCGGCCCAGTCACGCCATCGCCAACGGCAAGATCTGGTACTTCTACGGGAACGACAGCGGCCGCTACGCCTATCGGGTCGTGGACGAGGCGACCGGGAGCGAGATCGTCCCCGGGGCCTGGGTGGACGCGAGCACCGAGATGAACAGCATCCGCGCGAAGGCCATCGTGGCCGGCGGCTTCGTCTGGCTGCTCTTCGACCGGACGTCGCCAAGGCGCTACTTCTACGCCGCGCGCTTCGACCCGGCGAATCCCACGGCGCCGCCGGTCATCACCCAGGCCTGGGATCTGGGACCGCACACCTCGCTCGAGATCCACGATTGGGACGTGTGCGCGGTGGGTGGGACGTTCTATCTCGCCCTGATCGGCAACTGGCTCAACAACGCCAACACCCAGATCGGCGCGGCGGTATTCAACCCCGCCACCGGCGCCGTGGCCGCCGCCCCCGCTCCCTCGTACACCTTCGACGGCGGAACGACCTTGCGGCACCCGCACATCCTCCGGGGCCACAACGGCGCTGACGGGCGCGTCTGGCTGGCCATCGGAGCGTCCACGAACGGGAACATCTACGCGGGCTGGTTCACCACCGCGGCCCTGGCATGGTCCTACGACAACGGCGGCACGTTCATCCACCAGCTCGGCGGGACCAATGGCGGCAACTCACAGGGGATCGTGGGCTACACGCCGGACAATGGCACCACGCGGGTCATGCTCGTCACCAAGGGCGACGCCACGGCAGAGGACGAGGTGGAGACGCGCCGGATCGTGCGCACCAACACCGTGACCACGACCACGAGCGGCTGGGCATTCGGCGCATGGGTGTGCTCGGAGGCGTTCCAGGTCGGCTCGCAATGGCACGCGATCTTGCAGCACGACGACGGCAGCACGGTCCGCCTGCAGCGCGGATACTACCTGGCCACCCTGGACACGACCTCGCCGGTCTGCGCGTACGTGGCCCGCGGCCTATACCAGCGCGCTGGCCGTCGGTACCAGCTCGGGACGACGGACTTCACGGCGGCCTCCGCCGCGCGCATGGGCTTCGCGGCGCGGGTCACGGTCCAGGGGCAGCGCATTTTCACGGCCCTGCAGGCGAACCCCGACGAGGCGCCGTACTACCCGCTGCACGCGGTGATCTGGGACCTGAGAGCCAGTCTCGGCGCGCCGGCGTCCATGATGGACAGCTCCGTCTTGTCGATGCCGGGCGCCTGGCCCGCCGTCATCGCCGGCGGCGCGCTCGCGGAGCTGCCGACGATGTACCCGCGGTACTGCTCGCTTTCCTCGTCGGGCTCGACCCCCGGTCTGGGCCCGGGCGTTCGCCGCGTGGTCACCGCGTACATGCTGAGGGCGTTCAACGGGCGCGTGTTCTGGTCCGCGCCCTCTCCGGAGGCGCAGATCTCCCTCGGCACCGGCCCGTCGGTCATTAACGTCACGACGCCGCTGCCGCGCTTCCAGAACCGCTACGAGGCTCTTTACGTCGCGGTGTTCATGAGCGCGGCCGGCGGGACCACGCTGACCCTCCAGAGGGCGCAGCTGGCGGACCGCTCCGCGAACACGGTCACCATCGGCGTCTCGAGCTACGACGCCAGCTCGGAGATCCTGTACACGACCGGGGAGGTGCGCGACCACATCCCGCCGCCGACGCATCGGACGGCGTTCGCCTGGCGGGACCGCCTTTTCCTGTGCGACACCGACACAGGGGAGGTCTGGTACTCGAAGCGGATCGCCGGGCCCAGGGACGGACTGGGCTTCAACGAGATCTTCTCCTTCGCCGTCCAGGACGGCAGCGGCCCCGTTCTGTGCGGGGCGCCGCTTGACCATAACTATGCCGTTCTCTTCAAACGGGACGGCGCGTGGCTCATCGGCGGCGAGGGGCCCGACCTGCAGGGCAGGGGCAACTACGTTCCCCAGCGCGTCGCCGGGAGCTTCGGGTGCACGGCGACCGGCAGCCTGGTGACGACCGGCCTCGGCGTGTTCTTCCAGAACAGGGGCGACGGGGGGATCTATCTGGTCGGCCACACGGGAGAGATCGTCTTCGTCGGTGAGGGCGTCTGGGACCAGCGCGCCGCCGTCGTGGTGGGCGCGATCCACAACGCGGCCAAGCGGCACGTATACTTCCTGACCGACTCGTCCCGGATCTGGGTGTACGACTACGGCACGGCCGTCCCCGAGGAAGGCAGGCCGGGGCAGTGGTACACGTGGCGCCTGCCGGCCGAGCCCATCGGAGGCGTGCTCATCGACGACCGACCGCACTTCCTGACCGCCACGGGCCAGGTCTGGCGCCAGGTCGCCGGGCAGTGGTTCGACGGGGGGGGCACGCCGATCCTGCCGCGCCTGGAGCTCGCCCCAGCAAGCCTCGCGGGCCTGCAGGGGTTCGCGCGCCTGTCCCGGGGGGCTCTGCTCGGGCAGGTGCACGGCGCGTGCTCCCTGCGCGTGTCCGTGACCCCCGGCTTCAACGGCGCCGCCGAGGTGTTCCCGACGAAGGCGCTCGCGCCGGGACTGCTCGACTTCGACTTCCGCCCGTCGGCGGCCAAGTCGACGGCCTGGGCGTTCACCATCGAGGAGGTGGCTAGCGGCAATCTCACGCGCGGTTTTGCGCTCGAAGGGATCGCGTTTGAGGCAGCGGTGAAGGCGGGGATCCGGCGCGCGGGGGCGCGCCTCGGCTGACAGACGGAGGGCCCATGGGATTCTGGAACACTGTAGGCGATTTCACCTTCACCCGGGACAAGGGCCTCTTTGGGACCGGACTCGGCGGAAGGGGCGGTGTCTTCGGGACCGGCCTGTTGGGGTACGGCGAGCGCGATACCGACAAGCCGCTGGACGCCTCGGCCTTCCAGCAGGACCGCGACGACAGCCGCGCCATGATGGAGCAATTCCTGCGTGAGCGCGGGCAGTCGCTGCCGGCCCCGCCGCAGGTGCAAGAGGCGCAGTCGACCCCCGCCCGAGAGGTGCAGGTGGAGAGCACGGGGCCCATCGAGCGGGTGAGCGCGCAGAACGTGGGCGCCGCTCCGCAGGTGTCCTCGGGGTTCATCGCCCCAGCCCAGCGCGTCGAAGCGGAGCGAGTGCAGGCCCCGAACCTCGGACCTGCCCAGCAGGCATCCTGGGAGCGCTTCGACGGCGCCACCATCGACCAGCAGCAGGCGACCGCAGCCCGCGGGCATGAGGCCGGCTTCCTGTCCGCTCTCGAGGCCCGGGCCCAGGGGCAGGGGCCGTCGGTCGCCGTCGCCGAGCACGCCAAGAACATCCAGGGGATCGCCGACGAGCAACTGTCCCTCGCGGCCAGCGCCAAGGGCAACGAGGGGGCCTTTGCTCGCCGGCAGGCCGCCCGCGACATCGCCAAGCTGAAGAACGACAGCGCTGCCACGGCCGCGGTGGCACGCGCGCACGAGGTGGGCCAGGCAACGGAGCAGGGCGCCCGGCTCGCCAGCCAGATGCGGGCGGGCGACGCCGCGCTGGCCACCGAGCAGGCGCGGCTGCGGCAGGGCGCAGGCTTGGCGAACCAGGCCACCGGGGCCGCCACGTCGCAGTTCAACGCGGGGCAGATGAACCAGACCGAGATCGAGCGGGCGCGGCAGGCGCTGACCGCGTCCACCGGCAACGCCGACCGGAGCCTGGCAGCCGGCACCACGAACGTGACCCTGGACCAGCAGCGGAACCTGGCCCAGGCCGCGCAGGACACCATCGTGGCCACGGGGAACGCCGACCGCACGCTGACCGCGAACACGACTAATGCCATGCTCGGCCAGCAGGCGGACACCGTGAACGCGGGCGCGGCGAACACGCGACAGGATCGGGATCAGGCGCTCCGGGTGCAGGCGGCCATCGGCAACGCGGACCGCATCGCCCAGGTGAACGACGCGAACGCGAACCGGCAGCAGAGGGCCCAGGTGGCAAACCAGGGCGCCGCCGTGACGACCACGGGGCAGCAGATCCAGCGGGACATCGCGCTCGGGGATCAGGCCCACGGGGCCCGGCAGGGCGCCGGCCAGGCAGCCGCGCAGGCGCACGGCGCCGCCTCGGCGGAGCGGCAGTTTAAGGCGCAGAAGGACGCGGCGCTATTGAGCGCCGCGGGGACCGTTGGGGCCGCCGTCGCGGGCCCGGGCTCCGACGAGCGCGCCAAGAAGAACATCCGCCCGAGCACCGAGGAGGAGGACGACGCCTTCTTGGCGGCGCTGGACCGGGCGACCGGCGCGAGCGGCAAGGACGCTGACGCCTTCACCAGGGCGCTCGAGTCGCACGTCTACGACTACAGGGAGCCCGACCCCCACGACGGGGCCACCGAGGGCGCCGGGCCCATGGCCCAGGAGCTGGAGAAGGCCGGCCCCCTCGGGCGCCAGGCGGTGCGCCGGGGGGATGACGGCATGCTGAAGGTCGACACGGACCGGCTCACGCTGGCGCTGGCAGCGGTGACCGCTCGCAAGCTCCGCGAGCTGGAAGGGAGGCGCTGATGGCCCTCGCACGCAACCCGCAGACCGGCCTCATCGAGGACGTGGGCGGCACCGCCTACGCCCCCGAGGAGCCGCAGGCGGCGGACCTCGCCCAGGGCGGGATCCAATGGGTCCAGGCAGCGGGGCGCGCTGCGAACCTGTTCGCCCCGGGCGTCTCGTCCGCCGGCACGGCGCCGACGTCGCCGTCGACGGCGACCGTGGAGGCCCCGCCGCAGCCCGCTCCCCTGCCGGAGCCCATGCCGACGAGCGCCCAGGCGCCCGCCGCGCCCCCGCAGCCGGTCCTGCCCCCCATCGGGCCCGACGTCTCTCGCGCCCGCAGCAAGGGCACCGAGCAGGCCCAGGCCACCGACGAGGAGAAGGCCGCGGCAGGCGAGCTGCGCGCGGCCCAGGAGGCGGGCAAGGGCCAGATCCGCGCCGCCGGGGATCTCGCCAGCCAGAAGGCCGGCGTCACCGCCGACGCCGCCGCCCTCGAGGCCCAGGCCGAGCGGGACCGCGCCGCCGAGGCCGAGCTGCGCGCCAAGGAGTACGAGCGCAAGGAGTCCGAGGCGACCGCCTACCTGGACAGGGAGCGCCAGAAGCTGGCAGGGATGAAGATCACCGATCTGTTCGAGGGTCGGGAGGCCTCCGGCATCCTCGCCGCTCTGTCCATCGGCCTCGGGCAGTACGCCTCGGCCATGGGTGCCGGCCCCAACACGGCGCTTTCCATCATCAACGCCGCCCGGGAGCGCCACTTCCGCAAGGAGATGGCCGAGATCGACCGGCAGGAGAAGGCCGTCAGCGGCGCCCGCCAGGGCGTGCAGGACGCCCTGCAGCGGCGCCAGATCGCCGAGGTCGAGGCCGCGAACCTGTGGGAGGCCAAGCTGCGCGCCATCCGCGCCCAGCGCGAGAGCAACCTGGCCAAGTTCGGGGCGGACGAGGAGCGGATCCGCACCGACGCCCTCATCAACGCGACCGACAGGGAGATCGCGCAGACCGAGCTGCAGCGGCAGCAGGGCCTACGCCGCATCGTGCGCGAGGGCGAGCAGACCACCGTCAGCAACCACAGCCAGCAGGCCGCGCGCCTCGCCGCCGCCAAGCAGGTCGGCCAGGGCGATGAACTCATCGTCACCGGCCCCGGTGGTCAGCCCATCTTCCGCGCCCGCAACGAAAAGGAGCACAAGGAAGCCTCGGATAAGGTCGCCGCCGTCCGAAACCTCGTCGCGAAGACGGCCGAGCTGGAGGCGCTATTGAAGGAGGGGCCCGCCATCGGCGAGCGCGGAGATCGCGCGGCCGCTCTGCAGAAGCAGATCACCTTGGCCATCAAGAACTCGGAGAATCTCGGCGCCCTCGACCACGGGAGCGTCGAATTCACCGAAGACATGGTGCCGAAGGACCGCGGCTGGCGCGGCCAGGGCCTGAACAAGCTCGCGCAGTTCAAAAAGGGGATCATCGAGAACGCCCAAATGAAGTTCGATGCCTACGGCGTCGACGGTGCCCAGGTCATGCAGATCATCGGCGCGGCCGGCGGCCCGCCGAAGATGTCCAGCGCCGAGATCGCCAAGCTCCAGCAGGCGGCCCGCCAACACCCGCCCGGGACGCCTGAACACGACCGCATCATGGCCGCCCTGCGCGCCGGAAGGTAACGCATGCCCGCTCCGCTGCTACTCGCCACCGGCCCGCAGACCCACCGTTCCGTCGAAGAGCTGCTGGAGACGTTCGCGCCCGCCCCCAAGCCCGGCGTCATCGAGAGCGCCGCCCGCGGCGTCGCCCAGGGCGTGACCCTGGGCTACGCCGATGAGATCTCGGGCGCTCTCGAAAGCGCGTTCACCGGCAAGACCTACGCCCAGGCCCGCGACGAATCCCGCGCCAATTTTCGCGCCGCCCAGGAGGCAAACCCCGTGGCCTACGGCGCCGGCCAGGTCGGCGGCGGGCTCGCGTCCATCCTGCTCCCAGGCGGCGGGGCGCTGCGCGCGGCGGGCACGGCTGCCAAGGTGGCAGCGGGCGCCGCCATCGGCGGGGCCGCGGGCCTCGGCGCAAGCGAGGCCGACCTGACCCGGGGTGAGCTCGGGCAGGCCGCCCTGGACACCGGCGCCGGCGCCGCCATCGGCGGGGCCGTCCCCGCTGTCACCGGGGGACTCGCCGCCATCCTGCGGCGCGCAGGCCGGGAAGCCGCCCAGCGCCTCGGGCCCAAGGTGCAGCACGAGGTGCGCGAGCACGCCATGACCAAGCTGCGCGCCGCCCAGGCCGCCGGCCCCGAGGCCATGCAGGCGGAGGCGCGCCGGCTCGGGCCGCTGGTCGCCGACGACGTCTTGCCGCACCGTGCAATTACCGGTCAGCTCGACCGGAAAATCCCCGGGAGGCTGCCGGTGGCGACCGACGCCCAGCCCCGTCTCCTGCCCGGCGGGGACGCCGCCGTGCGCGCGGCCGGCGATCCGACGCTGGCCCTGCAGGCGGGCAAGAGGGCGCTGGTCACGGACGCCATGGAGGCGCTCAAGCTCAGCTCGCAGAACTCCACGAAGACCCGCGCCTTCGGCGTGCGCGGCCGCAACGCGGCAAACATCGAGGGCGCGTTCAGGCGCTCGCGCGAGCTGCGCGCCGCCGTGGTCGCCGGGGACGCCGAGGCCGGCATCTCCGTGGCCGAGCGGCGCCTGGCCAAGGAGGGCAAGATCCTGGACCGCATCTTCGACACCGCCCAGGAGCGGACTGCGGGTGCGCCCATGGTGGAGATCCGCAAGGGCTTGGGCGAGCTGGCCGACGCGTATGCCGGCACCGTCGCCACCAAGGGCCGGGCCAAAGTCGTGCGCAGCATCCTGGCGGACCTGCAGGAGCAGTACGCGGACGCCTCCGTCGGTGGCGTCGCCTGGAAAATCCCCCTCCAGGAGCTGCGCCGGCAGTACCGGGAGTTCCAGTCTTTGGCCTACCAGGCGGCGCGCGCTCAAAACGGCATCGTCAGCCCGCGCGCCCAGGTCGCCGAGGAGGTATCCCAGGTCCTGCGCAAGGTGCTGCACGACGAGGTGGAGCGGGTGGCCGCGAAGCACCCCGACCTCGGGATCTCGCGCGCGCTGCTGAAGAAGACAAACGACCGGGTGTCGGGCCTCGCTGCCATCAAGCTCATCCTGACCGAGAAGAGCACCCGCGACGTGGCCGGCAATCCGACCATGGGGCAAATGCTCTCGCCGCTTAAGGACATCCGCGCCGCGCTCGAGCAGAAGGGCGTGGAAACCGCGCGCGCCGCGGCGGCTTCGGTGGCGCTCGCCCGGCTCGCCAAGGCGGCCCGCGGCGGGGGCAGCACGGCGGCGGACCTCGCTGACCTCGCCGCGGACGCCATCCGCAACGGGGTGCCTCGGGCCACCGTCGAGAAGCTGGCGTCGAGCGGAGGGCTCGACCTGTGAGCCTCGCCGCTGAATGCCTCGTCGCCACCACCGGCGTTCTGCGCCCCCGGCGGGTCACCCGCAGCGACGGCGCCGAGGCCGCCCGGCTGCCCCGGCAGTGGCGCACGGCCGTGCGGGAGTGGATCGAGCAGGAGCGCCCCCGGCGGTTCCGCCTGGACCAGCGCCCTGACCACGAATCCACCCTCGAGAACATCACCCGCGGCGTGAGCCTCGAGGAGCTGGCTGATGTTCACCGGGAACTGGAGGCCGAGATGGCGAGCGCGTACGACGCGCAGCTGTCGAACGCCCGGGAGTACCTGCGTGCCCTGTGGCCGGCCCTGGCGCTCGACACGCCCATGGGCCCCCGGGCGCTCGAGCCATCCCTGACCGAGCTGGGGGATGCGTACGCCGCGCTGGCCGTGGTGGAGCGCCCCGAGCGCATCCTGGACGAGCTGCGCATGGGCACCCTGCAGGACGCCCAGGTGCAGGCGCTGGCGGCGGTGTACCCGGGGCTCCTGCAGATGCTGCAGGCGATGATCCAGGAGGAGATCTTGCGCCAGCTCACCCGGCGGCGCGGCTGGTCCATGCGCTGGTGGCACGAGCAGCTGTGGCGCCAGCTCCTGGGTCTGCCGCCAGAGCTGCCGCTGTCAGAGGTGAAGCAGCCCCCGGCGCGCGCGGCGAGCCCTGCGCCCATTCAGATCGAGTTCCGCGAGCAGGCCAGCAAGGCCGAGCGCATCGCGGCGCTGTGACACCGGACATCCTACAAAAAGCAGAGGAGAGCCCGCATGGAGACGTACCCGCGCGTACTGCCGGTCACCTGGATCATCCCCCCGGGGAACAGTGAATCCGTGATCGTGTTCGACACCACCAGGATGCGATCGGGCGTCGCCGCTCCTGGTTCGATCACCGCCGGTTCGCCCTTCTTTGCCCCCGGTGAAGGGCGTAACCGGCTCGCCGGCTACGGATTCCGCGGCACCATCGAGTGCGCCGGCCAGCCAGTGACGGCCTACGCCGACGTGCTCACCGGCAACGCGGGGACCTCGGCCGACTGGGACATCGAGAGCGCGTGGCCGAGCGGGATCGTCGTCTCGACTGGCGCCGGCAACGGACAGACGCTCCGGTGGATCCCGTCGGGGCCCGACTTCCGCCTTCGCATCGCCGCCGGGGCATCGGGGCCGTCCGGCCTGGTCGTGCGCGGGTACCTCGGGCCGACGGACCTGCTCATCGAGTGACCCATGAAGCCGCTCCTGCGCATCCCGCATCCTCCCGGCGGCCGGGAGGCCCCGCCGCAGCCCGCTCCCCTGCCGGAGCCCATGCCGACGAGCGCCCAGGCGCCCGCCGCGCCCCCGCAGCCGGCGATGCAGCCGCCCGGCCGGATTGCTCGCCGCGGCTCGGGGCCCACGCTCGAGGAGATCAGCGCGCCGACCGCCAGCCCGAGGAAGGGACCATGAATGGAGCCGCAGTCGTTGCCGCCCTCCACGACTGGCGCCTCGGAGTCGCCGCCCTCGTCGCCGTCGCCATCGCACACGTGTTTGGCGTCTACGGTCCGGGCCATCCTGGAGGGCGCAGTGTCGCTGTACGTGATTCACAGCCTGTCCAGCCACATCGGCACGGTACTGGCGATGGGGGACAAGTCGATCATGCTCGGGCTGGCGCTGGCGCTGGCGGTGGCTGTTTCCCCGGCTTCCGCCTGGCCTTTGATCGGCCGTGCGGTGGGGCGCTTCCTCCCGCCCCGCGGGGGCCGTGAGAAATGAGGTCTGACGCCGTCGTCCTGCTCGCCTTTGCCCTGGTGCTGCGGGGGCCAGGGTGAGCCGCATTGCGACCCTCGCCGGCCTCGACCCCGAGTTCCGGCGACGCCTGGAGTCGCTGCTGGAGCGCACGTCCGTCGTCATGCCCACGCTGCGGGTCTACGAGAGCCTTCGCAGCCCTCGCCGGCAGGAGGAGTTGTACGCCCGGGGTCGCACGACCGGCACACCCGGCAAGACCGTGACCCGCGCCCGCGCCTACCAGAGCGCGCACCAGCACGGCATGGCCGTCGACCTGGTGTTCCACAGCGGCAAGGCGTGGACCTGGGACGAGCCGTTCCGCGGCGCCTGGGACGAGCTGCACCGGCTCGCGCGCGCCGAGGGGCTCGAGCCGCTCAGCTTCGAGAAGCCCCACATCCAGGTGCAGGGCTTCAGGTGGCAGAGGCTCCCCCAGGGGCCACGCGACGATGATGGCTGGGCCCGCTGGCTGGCGAACGGGCGCGTGCCAGGCAGCGAGGCCCCGACGCGGCTGTCGGAGTAGGCATGCTCCACGCCGGCGGCTACCGGCGCGTCAAGCGCGACCGGACCCACACCGAGATCGTCGCGGCGCTGAAGGCCGCCGGCCGCACCGTCGTCGAGCTGCACAGGGTCGGCGGCGGGGTGCCCGACCTCCTGGCGAGCTGGCCCGGCGGCGTCGTGCTCCTGGAGGTCAAGGACGGCAAGAACCGCCTGGAGGCCACGCAGGAGGCCTTCCGCGCGTCCTGGCGCGGCCCCAGGGGCTCCCTGGTCGTCGTCCGCAGCGTCACCGAGGCCCTGGCCGCCACGGGGGTCCGTGCCATCTCGCGGCGACCTACGACGCCGACGCCCGCCGCTGCATCGAGGGGACCGGCGAGTACCACCAGCCGGTAGGCGCCGACTGGGCCTGATTTCCGGGCGGTGCGACCGGAAACTCACCGCGGGGAGCAGGTCACGCCGCCCACGTAGTTGTTGCGGCACTCGTAGGTCGGAGGCGGAGGCGGCGCCGCTCGCATCGCATCGCTGTAGGACTGGAGGCCGGCGGCAGCGGCGGCCCAGGCGTTAGACCGCGACGCCTGCGCCTCTCTGTCGCGCTCAACGGCGCGGGCCCTGCGTCGCTCCAGCATGGCCCGCTGCCTGTCGTCCCTGAGCCGCTCGAGCGTCTTGATGAGCTCGTCCTGGACGGCGAGGAGTTCGGCGCAGGCGGTCGCTCGTCGCTGGGAAAGCTGGACCTGCGCGCCGTCGATGATGTCCGTCCCGGTGAGCAGGGCCACCTTGCACTCCAGGCGGGCGGGGTTCTTCTGCATCTCCTCGATGTCGGCCGCGAGTCCGGCGACCGCCTTGCGGTCCATCTCGTCGAGGTCGGCGTCGATCTGCCTCACCTCCGGGCTGGCCTCCGGCCTATGTGCACACCCCACCAGGGACACCAGCACCAGCAGCCTCCGCATGGACCAAGGGGGCGACGGCGATCCCGGTGCGCGGGTCGACCTCCCAGCCCCGGCGCAAGGAGCGCCCCTACCGGGTTGCTTCGACACAGAGAACAGCATACTGTGCACAGTAAATGCTCTCGGAAGAGGCCAGGGTCAAGAAGAATAGTGCCATCGCTGCGGCGATGGCCCGGAAGCCGCTGGCGCGCGCTTGCGCGGACGCTGGCTCGTCTCTCCGGGCCGTTGCCGAGGCAGCGGGGCGCGCGCCGTCCAACCTCTCGAAATACGCGGAAGGGAAGGCTACGCGGCCCGTCCCCGAGCACATTCGCGAGACGGTAGAGCGCCTCACGGGATGGGACGACTGGCCCCCTCCGAGGCCCGCGAAGAAGCGCGGCCGCAAGGCGGCAAGCTGATGTAGAGAACACTTTTCCCTGGACATCGCGAGAATAGTTCTCTAGACTGTTCTCACGATGTCCAACGACCGGATCGACTGCGACACCTGCGGCGGGGCCGCCCAGGTGCTGTTCGACTGCGGCCCCGATGCCGAGCCCGGCCCCTGCCCCGACTGCCTCGGTGAGGGCACCGTGCCCGTCGAGGAGCCCGGCCCCGCCTGCGGGTACTGCGACGACACCGGCGTCTTTCTCGGCGACGCGGGCACCGCGTGCGACTGCGAGGCCGGCGAGGAGCTCGCCGCCCCCTCCCGCAGGGGCCACGTGTCGTCAGTGCGGCAGGCCGACCGACGAGGACCGCGCGACGTGGGCAACGCCGATGTGCTGCCGCTGCCTCCCGCCGGCCGCCCCGCCGCCGTCGCGCTGGCGCCTGGTGGCCCGATGGATGCGCAACCGCGTGGCCCTGTTTCGGCGGGAAACCGCCACCGAGACGACCGGCGTCTACGACGCCTTCGACCTGAAGGAGCGACGATGAAGCTACAGACCTGGGACGAGACCACCGGATGGACCGACGCGGGCGCGTTTGACGACGTGCACGATCTGCTGAAGGCCGTCCAGGCTAAGCGCGGCGAGGGATCTCGTGCCCGCGCGTACCTGGCCGACGCGCACCTGGCCGGCGCGAACATGGCCGGCGCGTACATGTCCGGCGCGTGCCTGG